CCTTTTTTAGTGGTCTGTGCTATAAATATATTATGGATGCCTTAGGGGTCCACAAAACACAAACTCGCTTTTAAAGGAGCTAAGAACCATGCAAACAGCATTAGCAAAGTATCATGCTGCAAATCTTCCCGAATTGATGGAGAGGATTAATAGGAATAGCATAGGAATGGATGATTACTTGGATCGTTTTTTCAATTTACATGAAACGACACAGAATTATCCTCCGTACAATCTTGTACATTTAAGTGAAACATTATCTAGGTTAGAGATTGCTCTTGCGGGATTTAAAGAGAAAGAAGTCAAAGTCTACACACAAACTGGAAAGTTATTTGTGGAAGGCAAGAAAGAAGATAAAGAACCAGATGCAAAATTTATCCATAAAGGATTGGCCCAACGTTCCTTTACCAGACAATGGACGCTCGCCGACGATACAGAGGTACGATCCGTCAGCTTTGAAGACGGACTCTTGTCCGTGGAATTAGGTAAGGTAATTCCAGAGCATCATCAACGTAAGGATTGGTTCTAAATGGACCGGGTAAGAGGACCGCCCTTTTACCAGAAATGCATTTCCCGGATAAAGGAGAGGATCTTTACGATCCTCTTTTTTTATGCTATGATATGGAAAACATTTTATTTGTATGGCTCTTGCATTATTAAGTGTATCAAATAAGGAAGGTATTGTTTCTTTAGCAAATTCCTTAATCGAATATGGATATGATATTATTTCTAGCGGAGGCACAGCTAAAGCACTTAGAGAAGCAGATGTAGAAGTAAATAAAGTGTCTGAGTATACTGGTGCCCCTGAAATTCTTGGCGGAAGAGTAAAGACTTTGCATCCAAGAATCCATGGTGGTATTTTGGCAAAGCGTGATAATGAAGAACATGATAGAGACCGAAAGAATAATGGAATACAACTTATTGATGTTGTAGCAGTAAATCTATATCCATTCCAAGCAACTGTTGCTGATCCATATGTAAGTTGGGACAAGGCAATTGAGAATATTGATATTGGTGGTCCTACAATGGTTAGGTCTGCAGCAAAGAATCATAAGCATGTTTCTATATTGACCAATCCAGAACAATATGATATTTTTGTCGATGCACTAAAGGATGGTTCTGCAGATGATTTGCGTCAAAGTCTTGCTCTAGCAGCATTCCAACATACTGCAGAGTATGATGCAGCAATTAGTAAATGGATGAAGGTAAGAACAATGTTAAAAGTAAAAGGAGATAACTGATGCTAGATATTTTAGAAGGATTAGAATACAGACAGACTTTGCGTTATGGTGAGAATCCACATCAACAAGCTATCTGGTATGCTTTCCCTGATCAAGGACTATCAAATGCTACTCAGTTACAAGGTAAGGAACTGAGTTATAATAATCTGATTGATTTAGAAGCAGCAATTTCTACTATCCAAGAATTTAAGGATGAGGAAAGTCCTGCTGCTGTAGTGATCAAACATACTAATCCTTGTGGTGTAGCATTGGGTCGTTGTGAACATAAAACCTCATTGGTTCCAGACACACAAGCAAATGCACTTAAGAGAGCACTAAATGCTGACAGGACAAGTTGTTTTGGTGGAATTATTGCACTTAATAGAGAAGTAGATGTTGAGTGTGCTGAGGAGATTTGTAGTTCATTCTATGAGTGTATAGTAGCACCGAAGTTTTCTTCAGATGCTCAAAAGATTCTTTCTACAAAACCTAATCTTCGTCTACTTGAGATGGATGTTAATAATGTAAAGGTTTCTTCTCATACTGTTAGGAGTATTCTTGGTGGAGTATTGGTCCAAGAAAAGGATGATTCTCCTGTTGATGTGAGTAAATGGAAGGTAGTTACTGAACGCCAACCTACTGATGAAGAGATGAGAGATATGATTTTTACCTGGAAGGTCTGTCGTCATGTAAGATCTAATGCTATTGTGTTAGGTAGATGGGAACAGACTTGGGCTGTTGGTGCTGGTCAAATGAATAGAGTGGGATCTGCCAAGATTACCTTTAATAATTCTGTTGGTGGTCATGAGTATAGTCGTATTCCTTATACTCGCAAAGCAGTAATGGCAAGTGATGGATTCTTCCCATTCTCAGATACTGTAACGATGGCATCAAAGCAGGGTATTGAGGCAATCATTCAACCAGGTGGAAGTTTGAAAGATAAAGATTCCATTGATGCCTGTAATGAGAATGATATGACTATGATTTTTACTGGCAAAAGACATTTCTTACATTAAATGAAGTATTATATAGTTAAAAATATTTTTACAAATAAACAGAGAAGAGAGTTGATAGAAAGGTCTAAACCTTTTCTTTTGGATCCTAATATGGATCCCAATAATACTAGATATTATCCTGGTAAACAAACGCATAGTGATTTACATCTTCTTCCTGAGTTTAGATTTTATTTAAATCATATTTTAAAAATAGTACAAGAAAAAACTAATTTAAATTTATTTGTTCAAAAATCCTGGGTAAATTGGACTAATGGTAAAAAGAAAGATCTATCTTGGCACAATCATTTATCTGATTGTGGCGTAGTGTATTATATGAAAACAGTTCCATTTTTTAGTAATGGAACTTTGTTTAGGAGTGGGATGGTTAGATCACCACAAAATAGTATATTGATATTTAATCCTTTATTTGAGCATAGTGCGCCTACTTGTCCTTTTCGTATTGATAGATATACTCTTGCATTAGATTTAAATATCTTTCATTGACGTGGTTTTGTTTTGATGTTAAAATACTAAAAGGTATCGATAAATAATGACTATAAAACTTTTGCTTTTGAAATCTGGTGAAGATCTTATTGCCGATGTGCAGGAGATGGTAATTGATGAAAAGGTTGTAGGATATTTTCTTCATAAACCATGTATTGTTAAAATGCGTGATCATAGAGAAGTTGAAGATTTTGAAGTAACAGAACAACATCAAAAATCACAATTTGAAGTGAAGTTCTATCCTTGGATTCCTCTCGCAAAAGAACCTGTTATTCCATTGACTCTTGATTGGGTTGTTACAATGGTTGAACCAGTAGATAACCTAACTAAAATGTTTAAAGAACAGGTATTAGACAATGGACAAAGTAATCAAAGTAATAGCACTGACAAACAATCAGACACTGATAAGTCAGATTGAAGAAGTTGGTGCTGATATTGGAGAACCAGATTGTAAATTGGTTAATCCATTTATAGTTAATAAAGAACTGATTTTAGAACCTTGGTTAAATTCTTTTACTAGAGATGATGAATTTATGGTGAGTTCTGAGAAAATTCTAACGTTGGTAGAACCAACACCCACACTACTTGAAAAATACTTAGACCTTACTAAAGAATGATTTCCGAATTATTTGTATCTCAAAAAGAACGGATGTATATTGAATATTATCCTTTTGCTGAGAATCTAAATCCAAAGTTGCATAATATTATTCTTGAAAAGGCAGTAAATTATGATATTGGTGCTAGAATGACTGAGTGGAAAGAAGGTTTTTCTATAAAGGAGTTTAAACTAATTGGTGATTGGGTATTTCAAATACTTGATAGTTTTCAGGAGTTAGATTTTGATCCTATTTTTAAACTTAGATTGAAAGATTTGTGGGGTCAATATTATAATAAGGGAGATTATCAAGTAAAACATCACCATAATCCTCATTATTGGTCATTTGTTTATTATGTGAATGTGCCTAAGAGATCTGCTCCTTTAGTTTTTACAAATTCAAATAAAAAAGTTTTTCCTAAACCTGGCATGTTGGTTGTATTTCCTTCATATTTGTATCATCATGTGCCAAAACATAAATGTGAAGAAATTAGAAGTGTAGTTTCTGGAAATTTTGTTTATACTATAGATTGGCAAAAAGAAAAAATGCGAGTAAGGTAGTAATGCGATTTTATACTAACGTTCAATTGATTGGAAATCAATTCTTAGTCCGTGGTGTTGATAAAGGACAACGATTTGAGACAAGAGATGAATTCTTCCCTACATTATTTGTAAAGTCTAAAAAGAGTACTAAATATAAAACGTTAAGTGGAGAACCAGTTGAAACCATTAATCCGGGGACGGTTAGGGATTGTAGAGACTTCTATAAGAAGTACCAAGATGTTGAGGGATTTGAGATATACGGGAATGACCGCTATATTTACCAATACATATCGGAGAAATACCCTGAGGATGAAGTCCGGTTTGACATCAGCAAGATTAAACTGGTTACTCTGGATATTGAGGTTGCGTCTGAGCAAGGGTTCCCTGATGTTGAATCATGTACGGAAGAGATCCTTGCTATTAGTATCCAGGACTATGCAACAAAGCAGATCATTACTTGGGGAGTTAAACCGTTTAACAATAAACAGAGTAACGTAACTTATCATTATTGTCCTAGTGAATATGAACTCCTAAGTCATTTCATTAATTATTGGATGGTAGATGTTCCAGATGTGATTACGGGATGGAATATTCAGATGTATGATATTCCATATATTTGTAAGCGTCTTAGGAGGGTTCTTGGTGAGAAACTGATGAAGAGGTTTTCACCTTGGGGACTTGTTAGTGAAGGTGAGGTTCATGTAATGGGACGCACTCAGACGGTATTTGATGTGGGTGGTGTGACTCAACTTGATTATCTTGACCTTTATAAGAAGTTTACTTACAAAGCGCAAGAATCCTATAGACTAGATTATATTGCTGAGGTAGAATTAGGACAGAAAAAACTTGATCACTCTGAGTTTGAAACCTTTAAAGATTTCTATAAGAAGGGGTGGCAGAAGTTTATTGAGTATAACATAGTTGACGTTGAACTTGTTGACCGATTGGAAGACAAGATGAAACTGATTGAACTTGCATTGACCATGGCATATGATGCTAA